GTGGAGCAACGTCGAGGACGCCGCCGTGCAGGCGATCAGGACCGGCAACGCCTACGTGCCGATCGCCGGCACCGGGATCGTGCTGCAGTTCTTCCGCTGCTGCGACGGATCCGACGACTATCTGGCGATCATCCTGCCGAGCGGCCGCGCGCTGTTCTACGTGCAGCCGGAGATCGGCGTCAACCGCTGGGGCCGTCCCTCGATCACGTATCTGGGCATCAATCAGAAAAATAAGAAATGGGAGAAGCTGGAGACCTACGGCGGTAAGCTGACCGAGAACATCGTCCAGGCCGTCGCCAGAGACTGCCTCTCATGCGCTATAACGAACCTGGAGCAGCACGGCCTGCCCGTGGTGTTCCACATCCACGACGAAGTGGTGATCGACGTCGCCCCGACCGGCGATCCGGCGAAGATGCTGGAACAGGTCGAGCAGCTGATGACCGAGCCGCTCCCGTGGGCGCCGGGCCTGCCTCTGAACGCAGACGGCTGGGTTGGTGAATTTTTCAAAAAGGATTAAGGAGTGCAAGCATGGAAACCTATTTTTATTTCGTGATCACGCCGGACGCGAGGGTCTACCGTGTGGAGATCAAGTCCGGCCGGATCCCGGAGCTCGACGAGCTGCAGAATGCCGTTGGCGGGTACATCGAGACCGTAAGCGGTCCGCTTTATCCGGTCATCGGGATCGTGAACGAAGAAGGCCGCCTGAAGGGGCTGCCGGATAACCCTTACGGCTCTATGGTGGTCCAGTACCCGGAGCTGCTCTGTGGCAACGTGGTGATCGCTAAGGTTGACGGGGAGGAAATCGTCGGATTCGACGCGCCGGAGGCGATCAGGATCGGGCAGCGGATACATCAGACCTGTATTCTCTTCTCTGACTTTTTCGGAGGTGAAGACTAATGTTACCGAATCAAGTCGATATGCTCAAAAAGACCGCATACATCGCCGGGCCGATCACCGGCATCCCTTACTACCGGGAGAACTTCTCCAGGGCTGCGCGGTATGTGAAGCATACCGGCTTCACCACGGTGCTGAACCCGGCGGAGCTGCCCGGCACGCTGGACAACAGCCAGGCCATGAAGATCTGCTTCGCCATGATCGACGTCGCCGACGCGGTGTTCTTCATGCCGGAGTGGGATCGATCCGTCGGCGCCAAGCTGGAGCACGCCTACTGCAAATATCTGAACAAGGAGATCTACTACCTCCCCGCGAAACCTTAGAAAACGTAAAAGAGGATCCGCCATGATCTACGACAAAACAATCACAATCAGCGTCGGCCAGTCCCGCCTCTCTAACGACTGGCATCGGCAGACCACGACGCTCTCCGCCTTATATGAACGCCTCGCCATGCCGGTGCGGTCCTCCGAAACTCTGCAGGAGTTCCTGCTCATGCCGAAGGCCCGGCAGGACAAGCTGAAGGACGTCGGCGGCTTCGTCGCCGGCGCCCTGAACGGGCCGAGGCGTACCGTGATGGCCGTGGAGGACCGCAGCGTCGTCACGCTCGATCTCGACAACATCCCCGCGGGCGAGACGGACCTGATCCTGAGCCGCGTCGAGGCTCTGGGCTGCGGCTACTGCATCTACAGCACCCGGAAGCACAGGCCCGAGGCGCCGAGGCTACGCGTGCTGATCCCGCTGGATCGGCCTGCGGGCCCGGATGAGTACGAGCCTGTCGCCAGGAAGCTGGCCGAGTGCATCGGCCTGACTTTCGCCGACCCGACCACGTTCGAGCTGAACCGGCTCATGTACTGGCCCAGCTGCTCGGCCGACGGCGAGTTCGTCTACCGCGCAGGCGACAAACCGCTCGCCCTCACCGACGGGATCCTCGCGCTGTACGCTGACTGGCACGACATGGGCCTCTGGCCGACCGTACCGGGCAAGCCGCTGCTCTCCAGGCCGACGACCAAGCAGCAAGACCCTGAAGATAAAAACGGCCCCGTGGGCGTATTTTGCCGCGTTTACGACGTGGTCCGCGCCATGGACGAGCTGATCCCCGGTGTTTACACCCCGGTGGACAACATGCCGGACCGGTACACGTACACCGGCGGCTCGACGTCCGGCGGCGCCGCGGTCTACGACGGAGGCAAGTTCCTCTACAGCCACCACGCAACGGATCCCTGCAGCGGGAAGCTGGTGAACGCCTTCGACCTGGTCCGGCTCCACAAGTTCGGCCACCTCGACGCGAACACCGGCCCGAACACACCGGCACACAAGGCGCCCAGCTACGCGGCCATGATCGACTTCGCGCTGACGCTGCCGGAGGTATCGCAGCGGACAGCCGAGGAGGACTTCGGCGACGCTGCCGCCGGCACGGTGAGCGCTCCGCAGGATCCGGCGCCGGCCGAGCAGGCCCAAGACCTCGAGTGGGCCCGCAGCCTCTCCCGCAACAGCTCCGGTGGCTACGCCAAGACGCTGGGCAACACCGTCGCGATCCTGGAGAACATGCCGCAGCTGAAAGGCTGCGCCCGGCGTGATCTCTTCGCCGACCGGCTCTATGCCGTGCCGGATCTGCCGTGGCGGTCAGACGCCGGGCTCTGGACGGACGTGGACACGACGGAGCTGCGGCGGTTCATCGAGACCGCCAGCCACGGCAAGTTCGTGCCCGGGAAGCAGGACACCGAGGACGGCGTGAGAGCCGTCGCCGAGAAGAACAGCTTCCACCCGGTCCGCGACTACCTGCAGGGCCTCGCCTGGGACGGCGTCCCCCGCCTCGACACCCTGTTCATCGACTACCTGGGCGTGGCCGATACGGTATACAGCCGCACGGTGACCAGGAAGGCCCTCGTCGGCGCCGTGGCCAGGATCATGACGCCGGGCGTCAAATACGACTACATGCTCGTTTTTGTGGGCAAGCAGGGCCGTTACAAGTCCGCGATCATCCAGAAGCTCGCAGGCGACCCGTCCTGGTTCTCCGACAGCCTGACCACCTTCGACGGGAAGAACAGCTACGAGGCCGTGCTCGGCAAGTGGCTCGTGGAGATCTCCGAGATGCAGGCGTTCGACAAGGTGACCATGAATCAGGCGAAGGCCTTCATCACGAAGCAGTCCGACTACTACCGGTCAGCCTACGCGCACGAGCCAAAGGATCACCCGCGGCAGTGCATCTTCTTCGGCACCACGAACAACACCGAGTGCCTGAGGGACGACACCGGCGGGCGCCGGTTCTGGCCGCTGGACATCGACGCGAGCCCCAGGACGAAGAACGTCTTCGACGATCTCCCGGGTGAGCGCGACCAGATCTGGGCCGAAGCCGTCGCCCGGTGGAAGATCGGCGAGGATCTGCACCTGACGCCGGCGGTCGAAACGATGGCTGCCGCCTATCAGGAGCAGCACCGTGAGCGCCATCCGTGGGAGGACACGATCCTGAACTTTGTGGAGAGCCAGGTCCCGGAGGACTGGAGCTGCTGGCTGACTGACAAGCGGCGCCTGTTCTGGAGCGGCAACGCCGGCAAGGATCTGAAGCTGGTGGACCGTGACCGGGTGTGCATCCTGGAGATCGCGCAGGAGGCCCTGGGCCTGACTATCGGGGCCCTCGACGCGCAGAAGCGGAGAGCGATCTCCGCGATCATGGATCGGGCCGAAGGCTGGAAAAAATCACCGAAGACGCTATACATAGGCGGCGATTATAAACGCCAGAAGGGCTGGGTCCGCGAGGTGTGAAAACGGTGTTTTTGAGGTAACCGGACGCCATAAAAACCGGTTACCTCGGTTACCTGGTGAGGTAACCAGGTAACCAAAAAACGGCCGCCGGTTACCTGTTCGGTTACCTAACTTTTCCCTTGATTTATAAGGGGAAACGGGCATGAGGTAACCAAGGTAACCAAATTTTTAAAAAAGATGCTCTGTTTAAGAGTTTAAGAGGATTTACCCTTAAAACGTGTAAAAATCCCCTTAAATCATGGGTTTTTCGCGCACGTAGCACAGGCACGCCTGCGCGCGTACGAGAAGGGCTCAGAGGGAGGTGAAACAAAATGACACGAAATCAAAGAAGTGAACGCTACAGAGAGCGGTGCAAAGAATGGCTGCGGGAGAAGCTCGAACCCGGCATAATGGTGGACGTGGACACCGTCCGACACTACGCAAAGCACGTCGGCTTTTCACGGTATGCACTCAAAGCTGCCAGACAGGAGCTCGGAGTGAAGACACGCAGCGTATGCGATCCCGAGACGAAGCAGACCAAGTGGTTCTGGTACCGGGAAGAGGAGGACCAGGATGCGGGAAGCTGAGGTCGAGGCCTATTTCCGGGAACAGGTCAAGAGAAGACTGGGAGGGCTCGCGCTGAAGTTCGTGTCCCCGGGCATGAACGGCGTGCCGGATCGGCTGGTGCTGCTGCCGGGCGGCCGGGTGATCTTCGTGGAGCTGAAGGCGCCGCGGAAGGAACTCCGGAAGCTGCAGGAGCACGTCTGCGGGAAGATCCGGGCCCTGGGCTTCACCGTCCTGAAGATAGACACAAAGGAAGGCGTGGACGCCTTCATCACAGAGGTGCAAAACGGTGGAATATAAACCGCACAACTATCAACTTTATAACGTCGAGAGGATCATCGCCGATCCGGCCGTCGGGCTCTTTCTCCGGCCGGGCCTCGGCAAGACCTCGATCACGCTGACGGCGATCAGCAGCCTGAAGCTGGACCGGTGGGCCATCAGCAAGGCGCTGGTCGTGGCGCCGAAGAAGGTCGCCGAGGGCACATGGCAGAAGGAGGCCGCAAAGTGGGATCACCTGAGAGACCTCCGGATCGTGACGGTCCTCGGCACGCCGGCCCGGCGGATCAAGGCGCTGTCAACGCCCGGCGACGTCTACGTGATCAACCGCGAGAACGTGCCGTGGCTGGTCGACTACTACGGGCGGCAGCCGTGGCCCTTCGACATGGTCGTCCTGGATGAGAGCACCAGCTTCAAGAACGCCGGGAGCCAGCGCTTCCGGGCGATCAGGAAGATCCGGCGGCAGGTCAAAAAGATGGTCCTGCTGACCGGCACGCCGAGCTCCTCCGGCCTGGAGGATCTCTGGGCGCAGATCTACCTGCTGGACGAAGGCAAGCGGCTCGGCCGGACGATCACATCATACCGGGAGCAGTACTTTGTGCCGGATAAGCGGAACGCGACGCAGATCTGGAGCTGGAAGCCGAAGCCGGGCGCCGAGGAGAAGATCCTGGCCGCGATCAGCGACATCTGCGTCACCATGAAGGCCGAGGACTACCTCGAGCTGCCGCAGTGCATCGAGCACGAGGTGCCGGTGATCATGGACGAAAAGACCGCTAAGGCCTACCGGGACTTCGAGAAGGATCTGCTGCTGGAGGTGGACGGCGACACGGTGGCAGCCAACGACGCCGGCGTCCTGACCAACAAGCTGCTGCAGTTCTGTGCCGGCGCCGTCTACGACGAAGACCGGCGGGTGATCCAGGTCCACGACGCAAAGCTGGAGGCCTATATGGAGCTGCTGGAGAGCATCGGCGGCGAGCCATGCATCACGTTCTACGGATTCCAGCACGACCGCGACAGGATCCTCGCCGCCCTGGCCAAGACGCAGCTGCGCGTCCGGACGTACGAGAACACAGCGGACGAGGACGCATGGAACGCCAGAGAGATCGACGTGCTGCTGGTCCACCCGGCCAGCTGTGCCTACGGCCTCAACCTGCAGGCGGGCGGTCGCCACCTCGTGTGGTTCACGCCCAGCTGGTCCTTCGAACTGAACGACCAGGGCTGCTGCAGGATCTGGCGCCAAGGCTCGCCGTTCGACAAGGTATACATCCATTATCTGATCGTACAGGGCGGCGTAGACGAGGACGTCCTGGCCGCGATCCGCCGGCGGCAGAAAACACACGAGGCGGTCATGAGCGTACTGAAGGCCCGGATCCGGGCCGTGGGAATGGAGGTGAAAACGTGAATTGGAAACAGGAAGCTAAGAACGAGCTGCGTATGTACGGGAACCTGCGGGCCTCCATCGACAACACCGCGGAACGGCTCGCGTGGATCGAGTCGGAAATGACGTCGGTGAAGTCCGCGTCCGCCGGTACGACGCCGGTGCAGGGCGGCGGGAATAAGTACGAGGACCGGATCCTCGACCTGATCGTGCAGAAGCAGCGCCTGCAGCTGACACGGTCCGCAAACGAGATCCGGCTCGGCCTGATCGACAAAGGCCTCGCCGCGCTCACGGATACGGAACGGCAGATCGTGATCACGTTCGCGGAGAACCGGAGCGGCGTCGCCGTGGAGATCCTGAGAGATCGCACCGGGTACGAGCAGGCGCAGATCTACCGGATTTATAACGAGGCACTGTACCGGTACACGATCGCCGAGTACGGAATACCCGAGTTCTGAAAATGATAAAAAGATGATAGTGATTTTTTCGGAACTCTGTGGTATAATGCTATCATCAAGAAGTGCGGAGAGCTGCCGGGAACGGCGGCTCTCTTGCTTTATGTGTATGAAGGACTTCGCCGAATCGTTTTACAACTCGAATGCGTGGCACCGGTGCCGGGCGGCGTACATCGGCAAGCGCCTGCTGATCGACGGCGGGCTGTGCGAGGAATGCCATGAGCGCGTCGGGTATATCGTCCACCACAAGAAGCAGCTGACACCGGAGAACATCAACGATCCGGAGATCACGCTGGCGGACGACAACCTCGAATACGTATGCAAGGACTGCCACGACAGATTCCCGGGGCACGGCGTCGGATCCGAGGGACTGACGCCGCGGATCAGGTTCGGCCCGGACGGGCAGCCCCTCCCCCCTTGACGACGGTCTGCGCGTTTTTCCGCCATACCGAAAGCGCCACCTCGGGGAGATGCGCGGGGTGGGTGCAGGGCCCCCTCCCGGAAGCGGCGGGACGGAGCGGACGGAGGCGCCGGAAAACGGGCCGCTGAAGCGGCGATATTTTGCCGCATATTCTGAGATATAAAAGGAGCTGCACCGATTTCCGCGGAGGTGCCGGAAGATGGACCAGGAAGAGAAGAAAAAGCGAATAGTTAAGGAACGACGGAGGCTGTCACGGCAGTTCGCGGAGCTGGAGAAGCGGAACCGCGCCGTGGTGGACGGTCTGATCGAGCAGGCCGCCTTCCTCCGGGTTCAGCTGCAGGAGCTTTCCGAGGATCTGATCGAGAACGGCGTGACGGAGCTGTTCCAGCAGGGCGAGAAGCAGGATCCGTATGACCGGCAGCGCCCCGCGGCGAACGTCTACAATTCCATGAATGCGAATTATCAAAAAATAATTGCGAAACTCAACGACCTGCTGCCGAAGCCGACGGCGAAAGCCGCGGCAGGCGACGGGTTCGATGACTTTGTGTCCGGGAGGCCGGAGATGTGAAGAATGAAAGCTACGAGGCGTTCGTTGATAAATTCAAGCCGAAATTAACAACGGACGACTGCTACACGCCGCCGGTGATCTACGACGCACTGCTGGCGTGGGTGCGGAAAGAATACAAACTTACGGAAGAGACGCCGATCCTTCGGCCGTTTTGGCCCGGGGCGGACTATCAGGCCGCAGACTATCCGGACGGCTGCGTCGTGGTGGACAACCCGCCCTTCTCGATCCTGTCGCAGATCATAAAGCACTATTGCCAGCGCGGCGTTCGGTTTTTCCTCTTCGCGCCGTCGCTGACGATCCTGTCAACGTTGTGCGGTGCGAAACAGTTTGACGTTTGCGCGATTTATTGCGATTGCGACGTCACCTACGAGAACGGCGCGGTTGTTCGGACCGCGTTCGTAACGAACATGGAGCCCGGATATGCGGCGCGAAGCGCGCCGGAGCTGGCGATGATCATGAAGGACGCCGAAGCTGAGAACCTGCGCGGCCACCGGAAAGAGCTTCCGAAATACAGCTACCCAGACGAGGTGATCTGTGCGACGAATTTTCAAAGGTTCGCGCATTACGGCATCGACTTCCGGGTGCCGCGCTCCGCGTGTGATTTTGTGCGCACACTTGATGCGCAGCGCCCTGTCGGAAAATCTATTTACGGCGCCGGGCTTTTGCTGTCTGCCAGGCTGACCGCCGAGAGGGCGGCAGCCGAGAGGGCGGCAGCCGAGAGGGCGGCAGCCGAGAGGGCGGCAGCCGAGAGGTGGAAGCTGAGCGATCGGGAACGTGAGCTGATCGCCCGGCTGGGCGAATGAACTGGATACGGCTGTACAACGATAAGCTGGTGAGCGGCGAGATCGTCGCCTGTCAGAAGGTCAAAAAAGTTTATGCGAAGCTCGTGGCCGACATGGACGTCGGCGGCGAGTTCCTTTTTTCGGAGGCGCGCGCGCAGCACGCCATCGACTTTATCGAGCGATTCTGCAAGCACAGCAAAGGCAAGTGGGGCGGGCAGCCCGTCCGTCTGGAGCTGTGGGAGAAAGCGTTCATTTCGGCAATTTTCGGTTTTATCGATATCGAGGGCCGCAGGAAGTACCGCGAGGCGCTGCTGATCGTAGGGAAGAAAAACGGCAAGAGCCTGCTTGCCTCCGGCATCGGTCTGTACATGATGGTGGCAGACGGTGAGCCCGGCGCGGACGTTTACGCCGTGGCAACGAAACGGGACCAGGCGAAGATCATCTGGGGCGAGGCCGTCCGGATGGTCAAGAAGAGCCCGACGCTTGCGCAGCGTATCAAGTGCCGCGTGGGCGACATGGTCAGCGATCTGAACGAGAGCAGCTTCCGGCCGCTCGCATCGGACAGTGACACGCTGGACGGCCTGAACGTGCAGTGTGCGCTGATGGACGAGATTCACCAATGGAAGAACGGCCGGGCGCTGTATGATATCATCGCTGATGGCGTGAGCGCCAGAGAGCAGCCGCTGATCCTGATCACGACCACCGCGGGCACGATCCGCGAGGATATCTATGATGAGAAATACGAGTATTCGGAAAAGGTTATAAACGGATACGGCGATCCGGACGGCTATAAGGACGAGCAGTTCCTGCCGGTGATCTATGAGCTGGACGACCGCGCGGAATGGACCGACGAGCGCTGCTGGATCAAAGCCAACCCCGGCCTCGGCACGATCAAGAGTCTGGACACGCTGCGCAAGAAGGTTGCAAAGGCACGGGAGAATCCGCAGCTGGTCAAGAATCTCGTTTGCAAAGAATTCAACATTCGGGAGACGTCCGCTTCAGCGTGGCTGGCTTTCGACGTGCTGAATAATACGGCGCGTTTTGATATTGACGCGCTGGCGCCGCGGTACGGTTTCGGCGGCGTGGATCTGAGCAAGACCACCGACCTGACGGCCGCGTGCGTGATCTTCCGCGTGCCGGGCGATCCGCACATTTACGTGCTGATCATGTTCTGGCTGCCCGCGGAGCTGCTGGAGCAGCGCGTGCGGGAGGATAAGATCCCGTATGACATCTGGGAGCAGCAGGGCCTCGTCCGGCTGTGCCCCGGGAACGCGATCAGTTACCGCATGGTGGCCGACTGGTTTGAGGAAGTCCAGAACGAGCTTGGGATCACGCTGATCAACATCGGGTACGACGCCTGGAGCGCCCGCTACTTTGTGGAGGATCTGGAGAGCCGCTTCGGTCCGACGGTGCCGGTGCCGGTGATCCAGGGCAAGAAGACGCTCTCGACGCCGATGCAAAACCTCGGCGCCAACCTGAAGGGCAAGATCATCGTGTACAACAATCACCCGATTTTGAAATGGAACCTTGCGAACACCGCCGTGGACGAGGATAAGAACGGCAATATTCAGCCGATCAAGACCAGCAAGCCGACGCGCCGGATCGACGGCACCGCGGCGCTGCTGGACGCCTGCGTGGTGTACGAGAACGAGCTGGAATATTACGAAACTTTATTGTGAGAGGTGACGCCTGTGGGCATCATAGACAGGATCAGAGATCTGGGCCGCACGAAGGTGGCCGCTGTGCAGCTGATGACGGAGCAGAGCGGCGGATTTTATGGCTGGGACGGGAAGCTGTACCGCAGCGACGTGGTGCGCAGCGCGATCCGGCCATACGTGACAGCCATTGGAAAGCTGATTCCGAAGGAGATCTATGAGACGGAGAAGAACGGCAAGCGCGTGCTGGAGATCAACCCTGACGCCTACATTCGCTTCCTGCTTGAGGAACCGAACCCGTATATGTGCGGGCAGGTGTTCCGGGAGCGGCTGGCGTCTCAGCTGATCATCAACGGCAACGCGTTCGCGCTGATCCTGCGCGACGAGGCCGGGCTGCCGCAGACCATGCTGCCGATCAACGCGGTAAGCGTGCGGGCCCGCTATGCCGAGAACGGCGCTCTCTGGCATGAATTCCAGATGATGAACGGGAAGGTGTTTACGTTCCCGGATTTGGACGTCATCCACCTGCGGCGCGACTATTACGAAGACGACGCCTACGGTTCGCCGATCGCTCCGGCGCTGACGCAGCTGATGGAGATCGTGACCACGACCGACCAGGGCATCGTGAAGGCCGTGAAGAACAGCGCGGTGATCCGTTGGCTGATGAAGTTCGTGAAGCCGATGAAAGAGGATGACCTTGAGAAGAGAGCGAACGAATTCGCGCAGAGCTTTCTGCGGACCGAGAACGGCACCGGCGTGGCAGCCGTGGATTCGACCGTGGACGCCAAAGAGGTCAGCGGCCACGAGTACGTACCGAACGCCGCGCAGATGGATCGGACGACGCAGCGGATCTACGCGCTGCTGAACACCAACGAGAAAATCGTGACGAGCGCGTACACCGAGAACGAGTGGAACGCTTATTTTGACGCGCAGATCGAGCCGGTGCTGCTGCAGCTGAACGCGGAGTTCACGCGGAAGCTGTTCACGCGCCGGGAGCGCGCCTTCGGCAACAGGATCGTGTTTGAGGCCAGCGCGTGGGATTCGGCGAGCCTGACCACCAAGCTGGCGCTGGTGGCCATGGTGGACCGCGGCGCGCTGCTGCCTGACGAATGGCGCGCGACGTTTAACCTCGGGCCGATCGAAGGCGGCGATAAGCCGATCCGGCGGCTCGATACTGCGCAGGTAACGGAGGGCTCGGATGGAAACGGAGAATAAAGAGCTATATGAAGCTGCGAAACGTATCGTGGCGGCCGCACGCGAGATCATAAACCGCATGACGGAAGCGATCGACGAGATGCTCGACGTTTATATCCCGGTCGCGGCGGATATGATAACGCGCGTCATCAATGAGGTCGTCGACAAGATCGCTGTGGAACGGTCCCGCGAGGACGTAAAGCGGCAGCCGGTGCGGGAAATCGCGCGGCCGCAGCCGCCGAAAAACAAACGGCCGCGGATCTTCCGCTGCCGGAACAGCTGCTGAAGGAGGAGAGGAAAAATGAGGATCGACATCAAAGGCGACATCGTAGACGACGAGCTGCTGGAGGTCTACGAGTGGTTCGGCATACCGGCTGTGAGTCCGAAGGCCGTGCGGGATAAGCTGGCCGAGGCAGAGGACGGCGAGGAGATCACCGTGTATATCAACAGCTACGGCGGCAGCGTGTTCGCGGGCGCCGAGATCTACGAGGAGCTGCGCAGCAGGAACGTGACCGTGATCGTGGCCGGGATCGCTGCCAGCGCGGCCAGCGTGATCACCTGCGCTGGCAGGCCGACGCTGATCAGCCCGGCGGGGTGCATGATGATTCACAACGTGAGCGGCGGCGCCTACGGCGATTACCACGAGATGGAGAAGACCGCCGAGACGCTGAAACGCGTGAACCGGACGGTTTGCGGCGCTTATATGGAGAAGACCGGCAAGACCGAAGCGGAGCTCCTGAAGCTGATGGATAGAGAAACGTGGCTGAACGCGAACGACGCGGTTGAGTTCGGCCTATGCAACGGCGTGACAGAACGCCCCGCAGAGAAGGACGCCGGAGCGAAGGCGAGGCCCGCGGCCGCCGGTATGTGTGCCGCTCTGACCGCGGATCAGATCGAGCGCGCACGCCGGGAGATCGCAAAGGCGAGGGCCGCCGACGGCGACCGGAAGCGCAAAGCACAGGCCCGGCTGCGGCTGCTGCAGAAGATCACAAAATAAAATAACCACCACACGCCTGCCGGAGGTTCTTACCCTTTCTGCCTCCGGCGGGTATTCTTTTGCTCATTTTCCGCCGCTTGGGCGGGTGAGGATATTATCATTTGGGGCAGAGTCCCCGGAAGGAGAACCAACATGAAGAGAGAAGACTATCTCAGCAAGAGAGCGGCTCTCGTCGAGGAGGCCCAGGCGGCGTTGGATAACGACGAGCTGGACGTCTTTGACAGCAAGACCAAGGAGGTCGAGGATCTGGACGCGAAATTCGCCGAGAGCGAGAAGCGCCGTGCGAACCTTGACGCCCTGAACCGCGCGCCGGAGGTACCCGGCGCGGCGAACCTGATGAACGGCGGCCGCGTGGATCTGACCGGCGCGACCGACGCCGATCCGGAGAACGTGTTCGAGAGCGCCGAGTACAAAAAGGCTCTCATGAACTACGTCATGAAGGGCGCGCCCATGCCGGAGAAGTTCCGCAACGCCGACGCCGGTACGGTGAGTTCCGAAGCTGCCGCCGTGATCCCGCAGACCACCGTGCAGAAGATCATCGACAAGATCGAAGCCGAAGGCGGCATTCTGAACGAGATCACGCGCACCGCGTATAAGGGCGGCGAGGCGATCCCCATGGCCGACGCCAAGCCCGTCGCCTACTGGACGGCAGAGGGCGCGACCAGCGGCGACGGCATCGACACGCAGCAGGTGACGCTGGGCACCAGCATCACGTTCAGCTACTACAAGCTGCGCGTGGCCGTCCGTCTGAGCCTTGAGGTCAGCGTGATGGCGTGGCCCGTGTTCGAGGCCCACGTGGTCAAGGTGATCTCCGTGGCGATCCGCAAGGCGCTGGAGGCCGCCGTTGTGTCCGGCAACGGCAGCGGCAAGCCCAAGGGCATCCTTGCCGAGACCGTGGTGAGCGGTCAGAACGTGAATATTACGGAGGGCAACAACATCACCTACGCCGACCTCGTCAACGCCGACGCGCTTCTGCCCACCGGCTACGCCGCCGGCGCGCGCTGGTACATGACCAGATACACCTTCTACAACCAGGTTGTCGCCCTGAAGGACACGACTGGCCAGCCCATCGCGCGCGTGGATCACGGCCTTGACGGCAAGCCCGTCGCGAGGATCCTCGGCCGTGAGGTCACCTTCGTGGAGAACGGCCTTTCCAATTTCGCCGCCAGCGTATCCGCTGACACCATTGTGGCGTTCCTGTTCAAGCCGGACGACTACTGGATGAACACCAACTACGAGCTGGCGCTCAAAAAGTACACCGACGAAAAGACCGACGACGAGTGCATGAAGAGCATCATGCTGGTCGACGGTAAGGTCATCGACAAAAACTCCCTTGTCACCGTGACGGTAAAAAACGGGTAAACACCGTCAGCCCCTCGGAATCCGCGTTCGATAAGTACGCCGAATCCGAGGGCTACGTCGACCTGGAGTTCGAGGTGAGCAACCTCGATTCCGGGAAGACGATCACCAATCTGTTCATCGGCACGAGCGAGATCCCGAAGAGCAGCGGATCCAACTGGAGCGTGAGCGGCGGGAAGACGATCGTGCTCAAGAAGGCCTACCTTGCCACGCTTGACGTGGGCGAGACGACCTTCACAGCGAAGATGACGGATGGGCTGACGGTGACGTTTAAGGTCACAGTGAGCGATACCACACCTGCGCCGGAGGACGAAGAGGAACCCGGCGGTTAACATGAAGGAGGGCTGAACCATGCCGGATAATGAGACGACGACCGCGGCGGTTCCTGCCGTGGAGACGATCAGAGAGCGGCTGCGCTATTCCACGACCGCGCATGACGCGGAGATCGCGGAGAAGATCGCGGTGGCGAAGGCGGAGCTGGCGCGTGTCGGGATCGATCCCGACAGCGGCGCGCCTCTCGTGAGTTACGCGGTGGAGCTGTTCTGCAAGGGCGCGTTCAATTTTGACGGCAACGGCGACGCCTTTCTTTCGCAGTTCGATCACGTGCGCGACAGCATGAAGCTGACGGACGCCTACAGACCGCAGCCGGAGGCGAACGCCGATGGCTGAATACGAGCTGTTTTTCAAGAAGCGCGAGGGGCGCGACAACTCGATGAACGAGCGGATCCGGCTGATCACGGTCAGCCGGACCTTATCGAACGGGCACTATACCAACACGGAGAGCTCCGCGGAGGTATGGGCCGAGGTGAAGAGCGTGACGCGCTCGGAGTTCTATCAGGCATACGCGGCGGGGCTGAACGCCGCGGTAGTTTTCCGCGTTTATACGGAGGAGCTGGGGGCGGCTGAGTACGTAGAGTACGGCGGGCGCCGCTACAAGATCCAGCGCACCTACCGCGTGGACGCGCTGCATACCGAGGTAACTGCCGGAGAGCTTGAGGGTCGTGCCTCTTCGACGACAGCGCAGAATGCAGCGACGGAAACGCAGTCGCAGGAGGCTGCCGCCGGGGAGATCGAGCAGGAGGGAACGCCTGATGGCACAGCTGCAGATTGAGGGCGGCGAGGATATCTTCCGCCAGCTCGAAAAACTGGCGAACGCCGAGGACGTGGGCAGGAAGATGATCGACGCCGCGCTGCCGGTGCTGGAGAACGCCATGCGGCGTTCCTACGGCGGGAAGCTGCCGGGGAAGCTGAAAATCGTGAGAGCGAAAAAGGCGAAGAACGGCGGCACCGTGGGCGTGGTCACCTTCAGCGGACAGACCGGCCACTACTACGTGAAGGGTAAGGGCCGGTATCCGCTTTCCAGCGGGGGGCTGGCCGTGTTCATGGAGTACGGCGCGGCAGCGCACGGCAACTTTCCGGCGACGCCTGCGGGCGGGTATATCGCAAAGGCCGTGGCCGCGGCAGACGAAGAGGTTACACGCGCCATGCAGGAGGCGTTCGACCGTGAGACGGGAGGAGCAGGATGACGTTTGACGAGATCATCTGCGGCGTTCTGGCGCCGCTGAACGTGCCGGTGGCGGAGCTGGTATACCGCGGCGACGCCGCTGAGTACATGACGTACAACCTGATCGCGGAACGCCCGGTCGAGCACGCTGACGACGGCGCGCAGCACCTTGCCGCCGAATACCACCTGCACGCTTACGGCCGCGGCGATCCGCAGCCGAAAAAGCGGGCCGTGCGGCGTTTGCTGCACGCGGACGACCGCTTCTATATCCAGAGCGCGGAGGTCCTTTACGACGCCGCCTCGCAGGAATACTACCACGTCGTGTTCGACGTGTTGATTTTGAACGACGCCGACGAAGGCGATGAGGAAGGAGAACAGTATGCAGTACAAAGCATGTCTGCCGCTGATCAGTGAGATCGACGCCGAGACCAGCAGCAGCATTACTTACAAGACCAACTCCGGCAAGGCCGTGGGCAAGCTGGTGACCGTAAAGGAGACGCCGAACCGTGAGACCGTGACCGAATACGGCGACGACGGCAAGGCCGAGGAGGTCTCGTATTTTAAAGACGCCGATATAGAGCTCGGCACCACGTTCATCCCGCGCGGGTGCGAGCAGCTCATGTTCGGCGTGACGCCGACCACCGAGACGGAGGGCACCGGCAACGACGCCGTGACCATTCCGGTGCTGACCGATAAGGAAGACGACGACGGGCAGTATACCGGCTTCGGCTTTGTTTGGGCCGGCATGGAAAACGGGACCAAAGTGTTCCATCTCCATTGGCTCTATAAAGTCAAGTGGGAGATGCCCGGCAATGAGTTTGAAACAAAGGGGCAGAGCATCTCCTTTAAGAAGCCGACGATCAAAGGCAAAGCGATCGCCCGCGGCGACGGCGAGTGGCGCGTGCGTAAGGAGTACACGACCGCAGCGGCCGCGATCGCCGCGCTGAAGGCGCTGGCGCAGTTCCCGAGCGCGTAAGGAGGCGACGGCATGAAAGCGATCATCAACGCCGCGCGGCGTCAGCCGGTGACGTTCCAGCTTGACGGACGGGCGCTGGAGATCACGATGAGCCTGGACGCCATCGCGGAGATCCAGGACAAGTTCGGAGATCTCGGCACCGCGCTGGAAAAGACATCCGAGGCGGGCGGGATCCGGACGCTGATATCTCTGCTGGCGATCCTGCTCAACGACGCGGTGACCGACCACAACGACGCGCATCCGGGCGATCGCTGGGAGCCGTACACCGAGCGGCAGATCGCGCGGCGGTTCGACTTAAATGATATCCCCGAGCTGCGGCGTCTGCTCACCGCGGTGATCTCTGCCGGGCTGCCGGATTCTACGGTTGCGGGCGCGGACGTACCTGACGAGATGCGGGCGATTCTCGACAGTGAAGCCGTTCCGGAGGACGCGGACGCAAAAAACTGAGAAGCCGGGCGCGCATCGACGTGGACTACTGGTTCTACGTCGCCAAGTGCGTGCTCGGCTTCTCTTCGCGGGAGAGCTGGCGCCTGACGGTGCGGCAGATCCACGCGCTGCTGCGGCAGCACGCAGCAATGCGCGCCGGGCATGAGCCCGACGACGAGAACGACGAGGGAGGCGATGACTGATGCCCAATAAGATCGGCGCGACGATCGCGCTTGACGGCGAAAAAGAGTTCAAGGCCGCGATCAGGGACGCGGATAGCCAGATGAAGCTGCTGAAGAGCGAGCTGAAGCTGACGGGCGAACAGTTTGCCAAAAACACCGGCAGCCTGAAATCGTACCAGGCGCAGAATGAGGTGCTGACCAAGCAGGTCCAGGCGCAGCAGGGCAAAGTCGACGCTCTGAAGCAGGCGCTGGACCACGCGAAGGAGGCCTACGGCGAGAACAGCACGCAGGCCAGACACTGGCAGACGCAGCTCAATAACGCCCAGGCCGACCTTGTCAAAATGAACCGCGAGCTGGACGACGTGAAGTCGCACGCGAAGGGCGTGGGCGCGCTCAAAACCGAATTCGAGCAGGCGAAAGAGAAGATCAACGCCGCGAAGGACAAGATCGAGAGCGCGCGTCAGCATCTTGAGAAGCTGCATTCCGTCGCCGACGGCGTGGGGAACGTGCTGAAGGCCGGTTTTTCCGCCGGTCTGAGTGCCGGAACGGCGGCGCTGACCGCGATCGGGACGGCAGCCGTTGCCGCCGGGAAAAAAGTGTGGGACGCCGCGAACGAGATGAGCGAGATGGGCGACGAGGTGGACAAGGGCAGCCAGAAGCTGCGCGTTTCCGCCGAGGACTACCAGCGAATGAAGTACGCGGCCGAGCTCTCCGGTACCAGCATCGACACGCTGGCGACAGCGCAGAAAAAACTGGCTGCGTCCGGCAGCGAGCTCGACCTTCGGCAGGCCATCGATCAGGTGGCTGCAATCGAGGACGCGGATAAGCGCGCAGCCGCCGCGACGGAGCTGTTCGGCGCGAAGGCGGGGCAGGAGCTGCTGCCGCTGCTGAATTCCGGCAAGGACGGCATACAGGCCATGTACGACGAGGCCGAGGCCTACGGCATGGTGATGAGCGGCGACGCCGTGAAGGCCAGCGCGAAGTTCCAGGATTCCCTGTCCAAGATGAAGGGCACTATGACCGGCCTGAAGAACGAGATGGTCGGCAGGCTGCTGCCGGGCCTTACCGGTCTGACGGACGGCTTCGCGGAGATCCTGAACGGGAACCCGGACGCCGGGATCGAGATGATCTCCGGCGCGGTGCGCGACCTGCTCGCGCAGGTCGAAGAGCTGGCGCCGACCGTGCTCCAGCTTGGCGGCGAGCTCCTGCAGGCGCTGGCAGAGGCCGTGCTTGAGAACGCCCCGGTCCTGGTCGAGACCGGCACGCCGATCATCATCGAATTGATCGGCGGGATCCTCGACAACCTCGATTTATTGCTGGACGCCGCGCTGCAGTTGATCGAATATCTGCTCAACGCCATCGACAACAACAGCGAACAGCTGGCGACCATGGCGGTGACGCTGATCCGCAAACTGACGCTCGGCCTGCTCAAAATGCTGCCGCAGCTGGTGAGCGTAGGCGTGGACCTGATCGTGTCGCTGGTGGAGGGCCTGAGCGATCCGGCAATGGCCGAGGAGATCATACACGCGGCCGTGGAGTGCGCGGAGGCGCTGATCGGCGGGCTTGCGGACAAGGCGCAGGACATTCTGGACGCCGGCAAGCATCTGGTAGAGGGCATCTGGAAGGGCATCTCCGACAGTTATGAATGGATCAAGACCAAGATCAAGGGTTGGGTCGGAAACGTGCTCACGTTTTTGAAAAATCTGTTCGGCATCAAGTCGCCGTCCACCGTGATGCGCGACGTGATCGGCAAGAACCTGATGCTGGGCCTCGGCGAAGGCATCGACGAATACGCGAAGATCCCGCAGGACGCCATGGAGAAGATGAGCGCGTCCCTTGTGGCGGGCAGCGACTTCACGTATTCCGTCAACGGCGTTTACGATCAGATCGGCGCCGCAGGTCCGCAGAGCATGACTATGACCTCCGCGACAGGCGCTGCCGGTACCGGCGCGCCGTCGCTTGAAACGGTGATCGCACTGCTGCAGGTCATCGCCTCGCAGGGCGGTCGGCCGATCGTGCTGAGCGACGGCACGCTGCTGGGCTGGATGGATTCCGCGCTCGGACAGGCGAGCAGCCGGAGCGAGAGAGGGGTGGCGAACTGATGGAACAGACCACGTACATCCTGAGCGACGGCAGGCGGCTGGGGAGCTGGGACGACTTCGGGCTGGCAAAAACCGAGCGAACGAAGATCTCGCCGCCGGTGCGCCGGACGAACGAGATCAAGATCCCGGGTGTGAGCGGCAGCGTGGACCTGATGCGGTTCATGGATGCCGCGCCAACCTATGACACCAGAACGCTGACGGACGTATTTGTGATCGTGAAGGGGCAGCGCCATTGGGAGCAGAAAAAGACCATGCTTTACCGGGTGCTGAACGGCAGCAGATGCCGGATCATCTGCGACCGCGACAAAAGCTATTACTGGGAAGGCACGGTGAGCGTGACCGACGTGAGCGACGGCCGCGACGTGCTGAAGATCAAGGTGACGGCAAAAGTTTTCCCGTATAAATACGAGCTGTGTTCCAGCACGGAGCCGTGGCTGTGGGATCCCTTCAACTTCCACTACGGCGCGATCAGGGATTACTGCGACATATCCGTATCGACGTCGAGATCGTTCACGGTGCAGTGCGGAGATCTGCCGGTGATGCCCGGCTTCTGGACCTCCGACAGCGGCATGGGCGTGACATACAACGGGGTGAGCGTTTCGCTGACGCAGCGCAGCGCGAGCCAAAACCCGAAGACCTTTGAACAGTTTTACGGCATCGTGCTGCCCGGCGGCGGCGACCGCACGCTGACGCTGACCGGCACCGGGAAGATCTGGATCGACTACCGTGGAGGGTACTTATGAGTTACACGGTCACGCTGGACGGCGCGGTGATCTACACGGCCGCACTGGCGGCGGTAAACGCGCGATACTCGCTGATCTCCTCAGTGCTGACGGAGGAAGAGGACAAGATTCCGAAGCTGGAGCTGCAGCTGCCGCCCGGGCAGGCCGCAGCAGGGCTGACAACCGGCACCGTTGAGGTTACGGACGGGACGGAATGGATGTTTACCGGCCGGATCCGGCAGGTGAAAAAGGACTATTTCGGGCGGATCACGGCCACCTGTGAGGGCGCGCTGGGGTATCTGGACGACCTGCCGGACGTATACGTGACGGCATCGGAAGAAGACCCCACGACGGTGATCAACGCCTTTTACGGGCTGCTGACGGGCTATGCCGCCGACGCGGACGCCGGGCGGAAGATCTACCCGGGCACGTGCGACGTGGTGGGGTATATCTACAAGACGCCGACCGGCCAGTGCTGGGATACGATCTCCGGCTGGCTGAAGGATTTCGGCGGACACCTGACGCTTCGGAAAAGCGACGGCAAGCTGTACCTCGATTATAAGACGGCGCGGAGCGGGCTGGACAGCAGCCAGCAGATCCGCTTCGGCGTCAACCTGCTGGACACGCTGGACCGCATGACGGATCTGACGAAGATCGAGACCGGCGTGCTGGCGATCGGCGGGATCCCGGATGGCGAGACAGAGCCGGTGACGCTGGACGGGTATTCCGGCACGGAGAACGGCGTGCTGTTCGCGGCGAGCCGTGCGACGTACGGATCTATATACCGGCGGGTGGAGTTCAAGGAGGCGCTGACGCAGGCGTCCCTGTACGCGGCGGCTGCGGCCTATCTGAGCGGCGTATACGCGGCAGCTGTGAGCCTGAAGCTGACCGCGGTGGAGAACAAGCTGCTCGGCCTTAGCCCGCAGCACATGAAGATCGGCGCCAGCTATCAGGCGGTAAGCGCGCCGCACGGCCTGAATGCGGCCTTCCCGCTGCTCAAGCGCAAGCTGGACCTGCTGGAGCCGCAGAAGTCCACCACGGAATACGGCGCTGCGGAAGCTGCGCTGAGCGAAAAACAGGCGACATGGAATAAATCGTCGAAGACGGCGGAGACGGCGCTGCAGACTGCCTCGGCCGCCATGACGAAGGCAAATGCCGCGGCCACGCCGGCGCAGGTAAACGCCGCCATTGCAGCGAGCGAGGGCCGGTACGGCGATTACGTGACGGAGGTGAGCACCTCCGGCGACTGGACCGTGCGCAAATGGTCCGGCGGTCTGATCGAGGCGAGCTGCCGGGTGACGGCGGAGATCGCCTCCGGCGGCATGACCGCATGGGGCGGCGTGTACGTATACAGCGGCGTCAAGGCGTATCCGGCTGGGCTGTTTGAGGCGGCGCCGGAGCTGCACGCTGCCGTGATCGGCGGCTCCATGGGAGCGTGGTGCGGCATGGTTGCACCGACAGATCACACAAAAGACAACGCGGCGTACAGCCTCATTACGCCGGAACAGACGACTGCCGCGCAGACGTGCGTGATCGCGCTTTGGGCGCGCGGAAACTAAGGAGGAGCTTATATGAGCAACCAAGTGGATTTTAGTGAGCAGATCGCAGATTTTCGCGCGGCGGACGAGGGCGAGGATGTGCGCGGCTCGCTGATCGATATAGCGGAGGCGGTACAGGGAGCCGTAAACGGCATAGACGACGCGCTCACCGGCGCGATCGGTGCGCAGCTGTATACGGTGGACCCCAGCTTGACGACGTCCGGCGCTGGTGCGGACGCCAAGATCACCGGCGATAAAATTGCCGTCATCAACAACGGCAACAGAACGCTGTGGACGGAGCTGCTGCCGCGATACAATTACGCCGCAGAGCTTAGCTTTACGGATGGTAAGGCTGTGTCGTCCGCAAACGGTGGTCTGATTACGTCGGAGTATTGGTCTGCGTCGGATTATATGGACGTTTCCGGAATTTCGCGCTTGATATATCCGCGCCTGAACGTACACGCATCTTCGCAGCCTAACATCGGACTGGCATTTTACACGTCAGAGAAAGCGTTTATCTCGTCGCAAAAAGTGAAATACACCACGGACGGCGATACCACGGTAGAAGAAACGCAAATCGCCGTTCCACAGAACGCTGTATATGCGCGGTTCACGTATCTTCTGTCAACCGGCGAGCTGATCGGCAGCAATCCGTTTTACGTGTACGACGCCGGGCAAAGTGAGCAGAGCGTGAAAACGCGCGTAGACAGGTTGGAGACCGCGGCTGCGGCTCTCGCTGATGAGGCGGACAGGATCGACGCCATAATTGAGCCGTTTAATCTCGCAAACAATGCCATTTTTACGGACAACGTTGCGATCAACAGCATAAACGGGCAAGCAATCGTATCGGAATACTGGTCGGCGTCTGATTACATCGAAATCACAGGCGTATCTCGGCTGGAATACCCTCGCATTGTATCGATCGCCAGCTCGGCGATCAACGTCGGCGTTGCGTTCTATACGTCTACCAAGACGTTTGTGTCCAGTCAGCGGTTGGGGTACGGAGCGGCCGCGCTCCGGGTGGATCGATATTACGTTGACGTTCCGGATACCGCGGTATACGCACGGTTCACGTATCTTCTCTCGTCCTCGGCTCTGATCTTAAACAACCCGTTCTATTTGTATGATGCGGCGCAGGCCAGCGCCAGCATCAAGGCGCGCGTTGACGCGCTGGAGGGTGTACGGTTAAGTCTTCATCTGCACGAAACGCCGGATAATGAGGGCGTCACCAACGTAATCAAGCGCTGCCGTCAAATGACGGATATCAGGTGGACGCCTGCGGCCGACCTGCCGCGTCTGATGCTCGTGCAGCGCACCTCGCCGATCCCGGAGGGCGCGGAGGAAGAAGAGTACGAGGGGATCTTTAAAGCGGGGACAGAATACACCGGAGTTCCGTATGGACGCTGCAGCAACACCATGACGGCATACGGTTATTCCTACTC